CTTGAACTCGACCGGGCCGACTTTCGGACGTTGTAACTCAGGTTCTGCTGGCTCGAAAGGCTCTGGGGCGGGTGGGGCCGACCAGTTGCCATCCTCGTCGATACGCCAGCCGCGCTTGACTTCATTAGGTACCGTTTCAAACTCTGCGGCAATAGCCGGGTGAAACTGGCTGGCCGGGTCGGTGCTGACATCCACAGCGACATTGCTTTTGATGCGTGCGTAATTACTCATTGGTTACCACTCCACTATAATCATGCTGGATCCACCTTTAGAACCGGCTCCCGCGTAGCCGTTGGTACCAGCTGCGCCGCCACCACCGCCGCCCAAAGCTCCATTTCCGCCGGAACCGCTGTTAGATAAAATGGCACCACCACCACCGCCAAGCCATCCACCATCACCGGCGCGATTTCCCCCTGTGCTCTGCGAGGCGCCGCCGCCTGCCCCAGGGCCTCCGGAAAATGAACTAACTGTAGAAGTGGTGACCGCACCACCACCTCCCAGGAGAAACTCACTGGGGAACCGGGAAATATACTGCGCTGGGTTATCCGCTCCATGGCCATCAGAAGCGTCAGCGAAACTGCTATAGCCGCCCAACTTGCCTATTGACCCTGAGGCTGTCCCCGCGCCCCCCGTACTAACAGAAGTACTTGTCACCCCTGCTGATGAAAAACCACGGATAGCACCGCCACCTGTTGCACCGCTCCAACTAGACATCGATAGCAAGCTGCCGGAATCGCCGCCGTCGCCGTGTTGGCTGCCAGCTCCACCCCCACCCGTTGCACATGAGCCTGTGCCCGCGCTGATTGATCCCGAATTACCACCTTTAGCATTAATGATGTTGCCGCCCGTTCCTTGACCACCCTCTGCACCTGGGCAGAACATCCCCGACTGAGCGTAATTACCGGCACCACCGCCGGTTGCAGAAAGTAGCGTGCCGAAGGAAGTGGTGCCGCCAGCGCTGGCAACGCCGTCAGACACATATTGCCCCGGTTGCCCGATCGTTATTTGAAAGGTATCACCAGGCGATACGTCGTAAGCGCCCATGGCGAAACCACCCCCTGCACCGCCAGTGCAGCGTGCACCATTTTCATTTTTGACAGCACCGCCGCCGCCTGGCGCTATCGCGCGAACACGAATTCGACTGACATTTTGCGGAACTGTGAATACTCCATCGCTCATGTAAATGGCGTACTGTCCTGCGCCGAAGATATCGCGAGCGACGCCATCGTGAAGCACTAAGCTGCTGCCACTAGCACTGCCGCCGGTTCCTGCCGTTGTTGTACCGTTATCAAGCGTGCGCCCCATTATTCAGCCTCCTCAAAGCCGTGCACGCGGGCGCTTACTGTGCCCACATCGCTGTGAATGATGATGTTCTCGCCCGCGCCTGCGACCAGCGCGGTGCGCTCCATGACGCCGCCAGTGCCTGGAATTGTCGCGTCGTACTCGATCCAATCGGCATCGCCTGGGTTCACTGAATCGGTGATGGCCACACGCACCTTGGCGGGATCTCCACCTCGATTAACCAGGGCGATATTGAGTGTCGCCACGGTACTGGCTGGCACGGTGTAAACCGTGGTGGTGGTGTCAGCGGCAAGGGCCGCCGAGCCGAGTTTTCCTGACATCAGTTCTGCTCCGTTCAGTTTTGGCTCATGAAGTAGTTTTTAAGACGAATGTGGCTAGCCAGCGTGGCGAGCTGCCCATCAACGGTGTTGCCGTAATTGTCGAGCTGATGAGCAACGTGGGCTTTTACCCCGGCCGGGGTCACCGCATGCGCGGTGCTTGTCCCAGCGACGGCTTCGGCACTGGTGGCCATCTCGACAAAGCCTCTCGCTGTCGTCGTGGCGTCCGGGTGGTCGCGGCTTTGCGCGTGTTGGTCGAGAACTGCCTTGGTACCGGCTGGCGTGACCGCATGTGTGGTGCTGGTTCCAGCCAATACTTCTGCGCTGGTCGCTATCTCAACGAAGCCTTTGGCCGTGGTGGTGGCATCGGGATGGTTGCGGCTCTGTTCATGCGCCTGCATCTTGCTGTCGATGAAAGTACGGGTCGCGAACACCACCGATTGGTCGATGGTGAGGGTTACCGATGCGGTGTCGCTGACCTGAATCGTCATGCGCACGGTGATCTCGCGGCCGCTGCCATCGGTCAGGGTCGGCTTATAGGTCTCGGGGAAGTTTCCCACTGCGAACAGGTTCCCGTTGACATCGAACAGGCCGATCTCGCGGATTGTCCAGCCACCCATATCGGTGGGGATCACCAGTTCGGCGACCAGCCAGTGGGGATTCTGCGGGTCGACTATCAGGCTGGAAACGCCTGAGCGGTAAACCTCGTTTTTTAGTGCGGTTTGGGCCTCGGTGGGCGAGGTTGCGGCACCGTTTCCGTCGCCTACGGCCATGGTGGTCAATTCAATCTGTTGGCCAAAGCCCATCGCCTGGGTGAGAAGGTCTTGGCCGGTGGCGGTCAGGAGGGTAAAGAATTGGCTCATAGGGGTTGTACCGTGGTGGTGTCGTAGGCGGTCGTCGTGGCGCCAAGGTAATAAGGCGTTGGCGGCACCTCAGCCTCGGTGATCTGAAGCGGCAGCACCGATACTGTGTCAAAAGATTGTTCCCACCCTGCTAGGTAGATCTGCCCCTTGAGGCTACCGATCAGGCGCAGCGTGGTGAGGTGGCTGCGGGCATTCTTGGTGGCATTGATCAGGCGGATAATCTCGGCCTGGGTGGCGGCGTCCAGGCCGCGGTCTTCAATGATCGCTTCGGCGCGGAAGGTGTAGGGCGCGCCTGGCGGTTCGTCCTGGTGCCACTCGATCAGCGACACGTGGTAGTCAATCGCTGCCAGGGCGCGCTTCACTGCGCCGATGGTGCCCTTGCGGCGATGCACGCCGACGGCGGCTTGAATGGCGCGGCGCTGGCGATCCTCGCTCCATCTGGCGTCCCATTCGTCCACGCTCAGCGCCCAGGCCAGCCAGGGCAGCAGGTGCGCCGGGCAGGTGTCGGGTCGCCAGAGATCCCGCAGCGGGGTATTGAGGTCGGTGATAGCCCCGTTTACCTGAGCGGCGCGCCGCTCCAGCGCCGTGGTGTTGGGTGGCAGCAGGGTGGCGTTACTCATCAGTGCCCCCCTCGCGCAGGGTGATTCCGCTGCAGTGCGCCGCTTGCTGCGGGTTGACGGTTAACGATGCGGTGGGGAGGGCTAGCTCGACGCGCTGTACACCGGGGCGGTGCAGGGCGGCGTATAGTCCTGAAAGGGTGATATCACGGCCCAACTGGTGCTGTTCGCTGGTGTAGGCGTCTGCCTGGGCACGGGCCTCGGCGAGTACCACGGTGCTGTCCGGGCCGGGGTAGAGGTAAAGCGTGGCGTCAAGGGTGTAGTCGAGGATCTCGGCGGCCTGGACGCTGACCTGATCGGTGAGCGGGCGCACGTCTTCAGCATTGACGGCTTGGCTGACGGCTTCAAGCAAGGCGGCATCGGCAAGGCCACCGTTATCGCGAGCGAGCACCGTCACCACGACCTGGCCGGGGGCGGGGCTTGAGACGCTGGCATCCTTCACGTTGCCGTTGGCAGACAGGGCGTGAAACACATACGCCTGCGCCGGGCCTGCGGTACTGAGCCCGTCTAACGACAGCTGTATGCGGCGGCGCAGTTCGCTGTCCGTTTCATAGCTGGGCGGTACTGGGGGGATGGCGTCCGGGTTGCCGGGGTCGGTGACCAGGCGGCCCACTTCAAATAGCGCACCGAGGTGTTCCAGGTCTGCGTCGTTGGCGTAGGCCAGCATCACGGCCCGGGCCGCTTCGTTGATGCGCTGACGCAACACCAGCTCCCGATAGGCGTTCTCTTCCAGCAGCTTGACCAGTGGTTCGGACTCCAGGGCGAGCAGCTCGGTAATGGCGTCCCGCTCCTCTTCCGGGTAGAGGGCGATAAGCCGCGCCTTGCGCTCAGCTAGGATCGTTTCATAGTCGAGTGGTTCGACGATGTTGGGCGCGGGTAGCCGGGAGAGATCGATGGGGCTGTTCACAGGTTCCCCCTTAGCGGCACGGCCAGGCTAACGTTTTCACCGGTATCCACGCGCCGGGCGGTGATGATCAGATCAAAGCGGCCAGGGCGCTGGGTGGAGACCTGGCGGGTGACTTGCTGTACGCGAATGCGCGGTTCCCACTTCATTAAGGCCACCACCGTGGCGGCGTAGGCGCGCAGGGCGGTGGGGCCGTTTAGGGGTTGGTCGATCAGTTCTGGCAGCAGCGAGCCGTACTCCCGGCGCATCACGCGGGAGCCAATGGGCGTGGTGAGAATATCCGCCACGGATTGCTGGATATGGGCCAGCGCATCTAATCGGCGGCCGTCTTTTGCATTCATACCTGCCATTACACTGGCCCCTGGGTGTTGGCGGGGCCGGGCTGGATGCCGCTATGGGCGTGGTCGTGCCCTACGTTTTTGCCGTTATGGGTAAGCCCGCCACCTTGCTGCTGGTAGCTGCCTTGCCGGTTTAATTCGCCGATGTGTTTGATGTTGCCCTGCCAGGTGGTGCCACCGGGGGCGGTGATCTCGATGGCTCCGGGCAGGCGAATGCGCAGCACGCTGTTGGCGTGGTCGTACTCGAACAGCCCTTGATCGGGGAACAGCCTGCGCCACAGCGCGGCGGACTCTGCAGGCGCTGGGTGCGCATCGGAGAAAAGCCCGGTCAGCACCACGCCAGCGGCGGGGTCGCCGCCGGGGGAAAAGATAATCACCTGCTCGCCTTGGGTG